GCAAAGTTAGATATGTGATTATCTGCATTTGACTCAGCGCATACAGGTAGCTTGCGCTGTTCTGCAAAGGATGTAGGTATCTGCATCCATATAACAAAACTATAAACGCCACCGTGATCATGTGGTGGGTTAAACTCGTGCTCCTTCTGAAAGTTTACCCAGAGGCTTTCTAGGTTAAACCCTTCACCTTCCTTCATTACAGCTCTCCAAGGTGGCCCATAAGACTCCATGTGACTGTCCATAAACTTAGGGATTAACTCACCGACAAACTCTTCTAGCAGTGGTGAGCTACCATCAAGGCGTATAGAGGAGCTGATGTTACCTGCAAGTTCAGGCTTCATGTTATCTGGCTTCTCTCTTGCCTCGTTAATCACAGTCCATAGGTTAGCCACAACATCCTCTGGGAGTTGTCCTTCAACAACCCCTATGTTTGGAAAGTGACGTGGCATTAGCTCCATAGTAAACCTTTATATTAAGATGCAGTGTAACCTTTACCTGCTGTAATTGCATTGGTGGTTGCTGTCATAGACTCGCTACCCCAATCTGACTTAGCTTTCATAAGCTCAAGGTGTGCTACATTTCTATCTACACAATCTTGTCTATCTTCTTTAGCTTCACCAGCCATACGATTACCAGCAATCACATCATTAATAAGGTCTATTGAGTGACCCATTGCTGTGTAGTCTTGTGCTAGTTCTTCTGTTGTTCTGTCTGTCATTTTATTTATCCTTCTAGTGTTGCTATGCGAGCGAGTGCCGCATCTAATGCTGTTGATAATTCTTGTACTGCTTTTACCATCATTGGCATCATAGCTCCGTCAGCTAAACTGTGTACGCCTTGAGCATCTATATCAGTTATACTGTTTCCTTCTACAACCTCTGGATGATTAGCAATAACAGCTTCTACTTCTTGAGCTATAAATCCGTGAACCTTTTTACCCTTACCAACACAAGGTGCATCATCTGCAACTTGCGAATAATTAAATTTCATATCTTCTGGTATGTCACGTTTCTTTTTCCAATCAAAAGTAACAGGTCTTAAATCATTGATAAACGATAAACCTGCTGTAGAAGTCTCTATGTTTTCTTTCAGTCTTTCATCAGAAGACTTAGTCCAGCTTGTTGTTGAGTTGTCTAAACCAATATAAACTGTACCAGTATCACTTCCGAACCTAACAGTATTATCTCCTGCTCCACTTGTATTTGTTGTAGCAATAACGATTTGTTCTTGTGCAGAAGCAGTAGAAGGATTAGGGCCATTACCTATACAAACATTTTGATCGCCAGTAGTTATATTATTACCTGCATCTTTACCAACGTTAGTATTTGAACTACCACTTGTATTTTGACTCCCTGCTCCATACCCTAAAGCAGTACAGTTATTAGCACTTGTAAGGTTAAATAAAGCATAAGCTCCACTTGCAGCATTGCTGTGTCCAGTTGTACAATCTTCTAGTGCCTTGTATCCAGCAGCAAAGTTACCAGCAGCAGTCGTGTTATTGCCTAATGCAAGGTATCCAAGTGCTGTGTTGTTAGCACCTGTTGTGTTGTCCAGCATTGCGTGATAGCCCACCGCAACATTAGTACCTGCTGTGGTGTTTGCTGCTAAAGCATTTTTACCTATCGCAACATTCTGTGCTCCAGTCGTATTAGCTGATAAAGAAGCTGAACCTACTGCTGTGTTTTCTGAAGCTGTTGTTTGTGAAGTACCTGCCCTTTCACCTATAAAAGTATTATAAGCTCCTGTAGTAAGTGTAGTACCTGCTTGATAACCAAAAACATCATTTCTTGTGCCAGTTGTAATAGCGGCTCCTGCTGAACTACCGACTGCTGTGTTGTAATCTGCTGTGGTGTTGGCAGTTAAAGCCGAGCTACCCACTGCTGTATTATAACTACCAGTTGTGTTAGCATCTAAAGAACTATTACCCATAGCTACATTAAACGTTCCTGTAGTATTAACTCTCATGGCAGACTCACCGACTGCTGTATTAGCGTTTGCTGTAGTAGCTGCACTTAATGCCGCACGACCTAACGCTGTATTTGATGCACCAGTCGTGTTTGCATCTAATGCAGACTCACCGACTGCTGTATTTTCAGAGCCTGTAGTGTTTAAACGTAAAGCTTGTAATCCAAATGACGAATTATTAGCACCTGTAGTAGTAGCTTCTTGCGACTGATACCCTACTGCTGTATTTGAACTTGCTGTTGTATTTGATTTTAAAGCATCTTTACCGATTGCTACATTTGCACCACCTGTTGTGTTTGTTGTTAAAGCATCATATCCTATAGCTGTATTGTTATCACCAGTTGTAACAGCATCACCAGCCGCAAATCCCATAAGTGTATTTTTTTCACCAGTTGTAATTGCCCCACCTGCGGATTGTCCTATACCAACATTATAAGATGCCGTTGTAACAGACCCTAAAGCATTAAGACCCATAGCTATATTAGATGAACCAGTCGTTATAGCGTCACCAGCTAGACCTCCGATGAGAACGTTTTCAATGCCTGTGGTTATTTGACTTCCAGCTTCACTTCCAACAGCTACGTTGTGCATATCTGTAGCAGTTGAAGGGTTTTGAAAAAGAAGAGCATTATCACCTATTGCAACAGAATGACTTCCAACTGTATTTACGCTCAAAGCATTATAACCCACTGCTACGTTAGTTGAACCAGTAGTAGTTGCATCGCCAGCTTGACCACCTACGAAGGTGTTTTGTACACCTGTAGTTACTGCTTTACCTGAATTGTACCCTATTGCTACATTGTAAGGACTACTAGCAGTTGTATTATTTTGAGCAAGTAAAGCATTTTCACCAATAGCAATATTTCTACTACCCTTTGTTTCAGTACCTAAAGCACCTGTTCCAACTGCAACGTTACTTTCAGCAACAGTAAGCGCATCACCAGCTAATGCACCTATAAGAGTATTCTGTATGCCTGTGGTTATTGCTCTACCTGCTTCACTCCCTACTGCTGTATTGTAGCTATTTGTAGCAGTTGTAAAGTTTTGAGCGACTAGAGCAGCATAGCCTATTGCTACTGAGTTACTACCTAAAGTATCTGAAGATAATGCTGCATAACCCAGTGCTACATTCTGATCAGCATCTGTTAAAGCATCGCCAGACAAGCCACCGATGAGGGTGTTGAGTGTGCCTGTGGTTACTGCTTGCCCAGCCGAAGAACCAACCGCTACATTGTATGCATTTGTGGCTGTTGTAAAGTTTTGAGCTTCTAAAGTATTTTTACCAATAGCAACACTTTCGCTACCTAAAGTATCCGCACTTAGTGCATCTTTACCAATAGCAACATTGTCAGACCCTGTTGTAAGGGCATCACCAGCTAAACCTCCAATAAGAACATTTTGTACGCCTGTGGTTACTGCTGTACCAGCGTTGAAGCCCAATGCTGTGTTGTAAGTGTCTGTAGCTGTTGTAAAGTTTTGTGTGCTTAATGTTCCTGAGCCAATAGCAACAGTCTTACTGCCTAATGTATCTGAACTTAAAGAACCAAATCCCATTACTGTATTGTTATCAGCATCAGTAAGAGCATCACCTGCTAAACCTCCAACTATGACGTTTTGTACGCCAGTTGTCATTCCTTCACCCGCTTTGAATCCAACACCCACATTGTAGTTTGTTGTACTTGCACCCATGTTTTGAGCTTCTAATGCACTATACCCAACTGCTGTAGCACCATTACCTAGTATTTCAGTTGTTAAAGTTTTATGTCCTATTGCAATATTATTAGAACCTTCAGTAATTGCATCACCAGCTGTGTAGCCGATAGCTATATTGTTATCCCCCGTAGTAATCGCAGTACCTGCTTCGTCACCAACAACCACGTTGTAGTTACCGCCAGATGTTATTGAGTTACCTGCGTTGACACCTGCTCTGAAGTTAGATGTACCTGCTGTAGCAGTAATAATATCTGCACCATCTGCAAAGGTAACATCTGCTGCAAAGTTAGCTGCACCATCTACGTCTACTGCGTCAAGGTTGGTTGTACCGTCTACGTCTATGTCACCTGAGATGTCTAAGGATGTTGCTGTTAATACTCCTGTCACACCCAGCGTTCCACCAACGGTCATATCATCAGTAACAGTTAGATCATCGCTAACCGTTAAATCATCAACCACTGTAGTTCCTGCTAAGTTAACCGCTGTAAGTAAATCGTGAACCACGCCACCCGAACCTAGACCATCCGTTGCAATAACCTTGGTCTGCCCTGCTGGAATTGCTACATTAGCACCGCTACCGCAAGTAAACGTTAGTGTGTAGCTGGTTGCGTTATACATGAACCAAGTTTTGGAACTTGTGTTTGGCAGAAGTGTAACCGTACACGCTTGACCGCCACCTGTAAGTTTTAACCCAAGGCATCTGTCTGCGTCTAACGCACCGTCTGCAATTGTGATATTATCTGTTGAGGCGTTTGCAATGGCTCTGGTTCCCCAGGCTGTTGCTTGGCCTATTATTTCTAAGTTTGTATTTGTTGTGTCACCCCATGTACCAGATTGCTCTCCTGAACCTATTTCTTCTAGTCTGAGGTTATTAACGTATGTACTAGCCATTTTGTAATTCCTATGCTGCTATAGTATTTTTATATTCTACGGTTTCCCAATTCGGAGTTTGAGAAGGAGTTACATTATTGTAACTCGGATTTTGATTTGGCACAAGCTCTTGATAATTTGCGTTTTGATCTGGTATTATTTGACCCCATGTTGCTCTTAAAGAACCTATCACCCCTGTGCCACTAACACCTGTGACTGAAATGTTTGAAGTGGCTGTAATTGTTACTGTTCCAACTGCGCCTGTGCCACTAACACCTGTGACGGAGATATTTGAGTCAGCAGTAATAGTTACAGAGCCAACAGCACCTGTAGAAGAAACGCCATTTAAAGTCTCAAATGTATTACCTAAAGCGGACGTTGCTGCAATTCCAGTAACTGAAACAGAAGCATCTCCTGTAATAGTTACAGAGCCAACTGCCCCAGTGGAAGAAACACCATTTAAAGTCTCAAATGTATTTCCTAAAACGGATGTTCCCGCAACACCCGTAACTGAGATATTTGCTTCACCAGTAACGGTTACGGAACCAACTGCACCTGTGCCGTTAGTGCCAGTAACACCAATGTTACCATCACCACTAACCGCAACTCCAGTGATTGCACCAGTAGCACCAGGTAAAGCAATTCCTGCGTTCCAAGCGCCTTCATTCCACCCTCTGGTAGAGCTATTCCACCCTAAAAGCGCAACAATGGCATTGGACATTAGGCGATCCTAATTATCGCATTACTCGCATCAGCTGTTGGAAATACAATTGTAAAATCACCAGAACTTGCTGCTTTGTCTGCACCAAAGTCTAAGATACAAACGCTAGGGTCTCCAGACGCTGAATCATTAAATATCATAGCTCCTCGAACAGCTGATATAGTTACGTTTGAAAAAACTTCATCTGCAAAATCAGTAAACGCTGTTGTGCTACTTGTTGTTGGATTAACGTTCCCAAGTGCTTGTCCTTTAGCACTATAGTTTGTTCCACTTATTTCGTTACTACTTGTATATGCAGTAGTAGCCGCTGTAAAACTTGCACTATTGGTGTACAAAGCAATGTTAAAAGTATTTCCCCCAGAAGCTAAGAAGTTATGTTTTGCTTCCATTAACTCCTTTTTAAATGAGGTGCATAAAAAATTCCCAGTAAAAGCCATTACATTCTCCTTATATATTCTGCTAGTTTAGGGTTTCCAGAATCTCTAATTGCGTTATATACAGTAGTTCTATCACTTTTAATAGCCTGGTGCATATAATTTGCAACTATTGCTTCTAATTCTTTTCTGTAAGCGTTAGCTTGGTCTCTAATAGCAGGTGGAGCATTATCAGAAATTCCTATAATTCTGTTAACGCAACGAACCGCTACTTCTTCTGGAGTAAAACCTCGATTGTCAGTGGTTTCTACTGTTACAGAAAAGTCATTTGACATACTAAGTGAATTTGTTAACATTATGTTTTCTGCCTTATAATTTCACCAGTTCTGTATTGATCTGTCACTTCTTTAGCTTCTCCAAGATTTTTCAACCTTGACATTGCCTCTGCAAATCTTGAGCTATACATAGCCATAATATCTTGCTCCTCCTTCATATAAACACTTGCTTCTATTAAAGTGCCGTATAACAACGCTATTTCAGCATTTTCACTCAACCAACTAATAGTTGTGTCAGCTCCAGTAGAGGTTACAGTCGTCGTCGCTCCACTTGTTGCTCCAGTAATTGTTTCTCCATCTGTAAACGTACCAGAAGGAACTAATATTGTTAATGTAGTTGAACTTGGAATAGCTTTAATAGTAGAAACTACACTACTTGTTGCGCCAGTAATTTTTTCACCGTTTGTAAAGCTCCCGGTTGCCCCTACTGTTAGGGTTAATTGACTTTCAGTTAAACTAGCTGGTCTGTAAAAATAACTTAATGTAGAAACATAAGAACTATCAGGTGTTGGCCCAATGAGAAAATTATCAACATCAAATTGTGCATAATATTTTGGCGTACCAGTTGTTGCTGGATTTGGATTATAACTTTCAACAAAATCTAAATCTTTAAACATTAAAAACTCAAAACTACTGCTATTTGTAATGCTTAAAGAAAAAGGTGCTAAAAAATCACTAGGAACAGCTAAATATTGATTTCCTGAAGTCATATTACCAGCTGCATTTTTTTTAAAAACATTTAATTGAATAGATTTTAAAATACGTTCCTCAGATAATTCTACAAAAGTACCCATATTAGCAATAAAAGATGTTTCATTGTTTTGAGTGTAATTTTGCACTGCTTCTCTTAATGTTGTAAATGTAAAACTCATGTTGTTGTCACCGTAACCTCTCCTACTGATCCAGTAGAAACTAAATTATTGTCTGGAGTTATTCCTGGTATATCTAAAAAACCAACAGGATCAAACCCATACTGTAATGATCTTTGTTCAGTTAAATTTTGTTCTGGTCTTGGATTTCTTAAAGCTTGAGGATCTGGCCTTGTTCTAATTGGTTCTAATTGAGGATGTTTAGATTCCCACTCATCTTTTCCAACAAGTAAACCTGTCCATTCTTTACGCATATCTTTAAGTCTGTATCTGAAGCCAGAACGGTCTGATATACCGTATGCTCGTTTATCTGAGGCATACTTAGACATATCTATAACTTCTCAATTGAGGTGAGACTTGAAAAGAAGATCTATCTCTATCTTCATCCATAGCTCTACCTAGTTCTTCTTCGTACATTGGTTTTAATAAAGGTATTCTATCAGGAGCCTTTTTAACCGCTATATAATAAGCCAAGCCAGCTGCTAACGCTGGATAAAATCTAAAAGGAACTTGAACAGTATTTACGAATGTATCTGCATCGTCTAAACGAATTAAAGCATCGTAATATATAACATCTGTGCTATTATCTGGCAAAGGCCACAATTTTAAATTTGGTGTTATTTGTCTATCTAAAAAATATTGGGTAGGTCTGCTTTGAGTAGATTTTGTAGGAATATTTAAATAAGCGTCTCTACTTATTCTATCTAAAGAATAATCTGTGCTATCTCTTTGTATTACCAAAGATAAAATATCTATTACATCGGCACTTAAATCATACTGACCATCATTGCTTGTAACAGTAAAACTTCTTTGTGCAATTGTCCATTGATTGATACCTCTGTTAGCCCAATCAGCGAATAAAAGGTTCATAGAGCGTTTAGCAGTTTTTAAATCATAACCAGTTCTAACTTCTAAACCACAACGTTCAAAAGCTTCTTCAATATAATCTGCTACGTCTAATTCAAAATTTTTGGATCCTGATACAGTCATGTTATTCCTCGTTATAAAGGTTATCGAAAACCTTGTTAACATCTAGTGTATAGTCTAAATCACTTTTTGAATAGTGTATATGTTGAGATGGTTTAAAATCAGGAGCGCCTTCTCCAATTTGAAACCAAGCAGGGTGAGTTACACGCACACGATTATTAGGTAACGCAACAACATTACCTGTCCATTCCCCAGCATCTAATAGCTGAAGTACATGGTTTTGTTTATGTTGCGCTGGGTCATCTGCTATTTCTGATTCAGTGTAGTCTACAGTAAATAAATATTTTGCAGGATACATTTGACCATCTATTTTAGCCATCCAAGGGCAAGGAGTAGTTCTATCCATAACATAAACAGAGTTATAATGAGAGGCACAATCCCAAGGTTGTGCATCGTATGTTTCCATTGGCTCAGGCCATTCTTCTAAAGGAATGTCACCAACAAGCGCAGTTATGGGCATACGCGCCCACATAGCACCACCATGTACTGTGTCTTCTTTTTCTCCTTCAGCCTCATTCCCAGTGAATATAACCTGAAAACTTAAACATCTATTCGGTATTGTTGTCACACCAATAACCATAGCATGAAGAAATTCGCCGTGATAATTTTCATGGTTGTGAGTGTATTCACGACGAACCCATGCTTTAAAATAAGGTATATTGCTGTGCAAATAAGCCATACTTTATTTTTTAACTATTTTATAACCAGAAGGAAGAACTGCTCTTGCTGCTGTAAGTGATTTTTTACCGCCAGCCGCACCGCCTTTTGTCATGCGACGAACTTTTTTACCACCAGCAGCCCCACCTTTGGACATACGACGAACTTTCTTACCGCCCGCTGCTCCACCTTTAGACATACGACGAATTTTGCCACCAGTCCTGTTTCCTTTTTTCTTCATAGCCATAATAAACTCCTTATGATTGACTTACAGCGCCTTTTGTACGCTTTCTTCGATTAGACATTACTTTACCACAACCTCTTGCAACAGCAGTTTTTGGTATAGTTTTGCCATTAAATTTACGTTTAGACTTTGTTTCAACAACACCGCCATTGTTCATATTGCGAACTTTTGCTTTTTTAGTGTTGGAAACTACAGTTTTTCCTTTTGCTCCTGCACGTTTCTTTTTACGAGCAGTTTTAGCACGTTCTGCTTTAGAAAGACTTTGCGCTTTACTGCGAGGCAAACAGCGATCAGGGTTTTTCTTGTCCTTAGACGTACCACAAGGGCCTTTTATAGAACCGTCAGTACCAATCCTAACCCAATCTTGATCTACCCAATCTTTAAGCGCACCCATTAGCTTTTCTTCTTTTTCTTGCCCTTTGCGCCTTTAGCGTAATTAGGGTCTTTGCAGTATTTAGAAGCCGCCATATTTGCATAAGCGCTTGGATATGTGTCAAATGTTCTTTTAGCCCATGCTTTTCCAGAAGGGCATATTTTACTACCTTTAGATTTTTTTGAAGCGGCTCCACCCTTTCTAAAATAAGTTAAACCTCTAGGCATATCATCTTTTTTTTGAGGTGGCTTAGTAACTTGTTTTTTCATTTTACTACGACTTATTGCCATTTAACACTTCCATCTTTTACGAGCTTGACGCAAACGACTATTAGGATCTTTGGCCGCTTTTGGAAACTTTTTCATTTGACCTGCGGATCGAGCGCAATATGACTTACGTCTTTTAGCCGCTTTACTTCCGGGCTTTACTTTACCAGTAACAGCCGTTTTTAACTTGCTACCAGGGTTTTTTCTTCGATAAGCTTTAACACCAGCTTTTGTCATTCCCGCCCCAGACTTTGTGGGACGGAAATTTTTCTTATTACGTTTAGGCATTTCGCCTTTTTTAGATTTAGCCATACTCTTTCCGCATAGACATAATTACTGTATAGGTATCTGCACTGGTATGACCTACAGTTGTGAAAAGAACATCTCCATCTTTTCCGCTACCAGCATTGTTAGGTAAACCACCAAATTCGGTGTAATCATGGTTACCACTTTGATTTTCACCTAATTCAATACAAAAAACATTAGTTGAAGCATTCCAAAGTATTTGAACCTTCATCCCAATGCACTGCCACCATATTTTCTCTATGACAACACCTGTACAAGCATCGCCACGAGAATTTGTAGCTAAAGCACTTACATCAACTTTAACAACCGCAGATTCACCAGAGCCATCAGAAATATTAGTAAATTTTTGAACTACTTTTTTATCACCATCTATGAGTGTCTGCGTCGCTACAGCATCAGCCATATTATTCTCCTTTATAAAAGTGGTAGGGGTTTCCCCCTACCTTAATTAGAACCTTTTATTACTGGTCGGCAAACGCAGGTGCAGTTGCACCTGTAACAGTTCCAAAGATTTGATAGTTTGTAGAATCTTTACCAATAATTGTAACATCAAACCCAGCAGGGACATTTAATTGAATACTGCTATTTGAGTTACCATCAGAAAATACTGCACTTACTTCATTATCAGTGTCTAAAAATGTTACTCCGCCAACATAAAAATTAGTATTGCCTGGTGTGACAATTATCGCATCTGTTGCATCAGCCGCACCACCTGCATAAACAAATCTAAAAACAGATCCAGCAATTGGCGCTGGTAATGTATAAGTATTATCTTGACCACCATCTGGAACAAGCAAAACTCTTCCACTATGAGTGGCGTTAGTTAAGGTTACGTTACCATCTGAAAGACTTACAGGGCCATCACCGATTGTGGTAACCTCTGTAATTGTTCCAGTAGTAGAATCCTTGCTTATCGTTTTAAGTGTGGTTTCAGAGCGGACTGGACCGCTAAATGTTGTATTAGCCATATCAATCTCCTTGTCTTGGCAAATGTCAATCGCCCAATGCGATTGTCAAGGTATCTTTACGATACACCACCTTTTAACAAAAAGAAAGACTCTTTTATTCGCTTGATTTTTCTTTAAGAACTAAACCAAATATAGCACAAACTATACCTGCCCACGTTAATATTGGCAGTGTTAGTAAAATGCCTAAACCAACACCAACGACAGCCGCAGCTCCATAACTTGAAGGCTCTTTTAATCTTCCTTTAATCCAATCCATAATTTTCTCCTAATTAAGTTAAAAAAAAGGCGACATAAAGCCGCCTTTTTGATTAATTAACAAAAGCAATTAAGCTCCTGGTGACCCAAATACACAACGAGGATCACTGAATCCAAACGAGTAACGCTCACGAGCTTTAAATCTCATGTTACCTGTATCAAAGTCAGCTTCCATGTTTGTACGCATGGGTGAACGCTCAAAGTGTTTAAATCCATTTGGAGCGTCTGTTTTAATAAAGAACGCATCAGGGTCTGTTAAGAAGTGGTTAACTGTGTAACCCTCTGGAACCATTCCC